GTCAGGTTCTCACGCCTGTCGACGGTCGACGTCCCCTCGTATTCGGCGCCCTCCAGCACCTCGGGGAGCAGCCCGAAGCCGTCCCAGGAGATCAGGGGGACAACCCGGTAGTCGTCGAAGTCCTGGCGACGACCGATGCGCTCGTAGAAGCGCACGTCGGCGGCCTCCTGCCAGGCGGTCGTCAGCACCTTGTTGAGCGCGTTCACCGTGATGTTCGGCAGATCGGCCGTGGTGTGGGCCGCCGCGGCCCGGAGGATGCCCTCGACGTCCCGATGATCCAGGCCGTAGTGCCGCGCCAGCACCTCACGGGGGCTCACTCCGCGACGGCCTCGGCCCAGCATCAGGTCCGCCAGGTCATCGACGCGGCGCGCCACCGCGGTCACCGTCTCGTCCCGGGTGACCACCACCTCCGGGCTCGCGGCCCGGGCCTCCAGGGTCTTCTCGTCCATGGTCTCCTCCTGGGCCTCTCGGCCCTCCACTGCCACCACCCCGGGCACAGGCCCGGGCTCCTGGACCGCCTCCGTGCTCGGGGCGGCGACTGCCGATCTCACGGTCGCCCGGTCGTCTGCCGGGACGGCCACCAGGGACACCTCCAGCGGCTCCCACCGCGTCACGATCACCAGGTCGCCCTCGCGGCGCGACTCCTCGACTCGGTAGCCGATCGAGACGTCGCGGAGGTAGCCCTCGGCGATCTGGCGCACGATGTCAGTTCGCTCCATGTCGAGTTGCACGGTGACCACCAGGGCATTGCCCCCGTCGGGCAGCGGCTCGATGCGCCACTCTCCAGGGACCGCCCGGCCGACGATGGCGCCAGCGCGCCAATCGTGATCCACCAGCACCGGCAGGCCGGCGTCGAGGCGGCCCGAGATGATCGCGTCAGGGTCGATCGTCAGCACCTCCGGCAGTCCCCACACGTCCACCGGCGCATCAGTGGCGACGACCAGATCGATCCGGCCGTCGCTCCGCAGCGTCTCGGGTCTGGCTAGACCTCGCACTCGCGTCATGGCTGCACCTCCTCATGCATCGCCGCCGAGCCGGCCAGCGTGGTCCGGCGAGGGTCGGAGTCCAGGATCAGGCCGAGGCGGTCGGCCCGCGCGGCGTCGGCAGCGATCTCGGCGTCCACCTCGTCGGGGTCCCGGCCCATCGCCTCGATGGCAGAGGTCCTGGATCGCAGGCCGGAACGTATCTCCAGCAGCGTCGCCCTGGCCTCCTGGTAGCGGTCGGCCGTCGGGTAGGCCGGACGAGACCACCGGACGCGCCTCCAGGGCTCCTGGACACGCAGCAGCCCCGCCGCCTGGGCGTGGTCGAGGTAGGCCGACCAGATCGGGTCCAGGAGGGACGGGACGATCACAGTCTCCCGCAGCACGTCCATGCGCTGCTGCTGCGCAAGCAGGCCCAGCTTTGCGCAGGCGAAACTGGCGTCCGACATGTCTCCTGACAGGACGTGATAGGAGAGGCCGACGGATGCGGCGATCTCGCGCAGCATCGCCCGGCAGTAGTCGGTCAGGCCCTGTGGGGGCTGCGGCTGGTGGATGCGGACCTGCCGGCCATCAGGGGCGTAGATGACCAGTCCGGGCTGGAGCCCCTCGATCGCGCGGCCTGCTGCGTCGGTGACAGGATCGGGGCCATCGCGCTCCTCGGCGATGCCGTCTGGGGCGATCCCGGCCTCCTGCGATCCGCCCTCGACGACGGCGACGATCGTTGATGAGCCGCGGAAGGAGACACGGACCGCCTCCAGGGCCGAGGAGAGGTCCCAGATCGGCAGGATGGCCGAGGCCAGTATCGGGACACCCCTGATCTGGCCGGGGCGCTCTGGCAGGTAGAGATGGATGATCTCGTCGGCGGGAACGCGGATCGTCTCCCGCGACGGTCTGCCGCTGCCGGGATGCTCGCGCAGCAGGTGATACGCGGCGACGCGCCCGATCGGGTCAAACTCGATGCCGCTACGGATCGTCCTGCCGCCAGGCAGGTCCTGATCCAGCTCCACCGGCAGGTGGTCGGCCTCGATCAGCTGGAGCTGGAGCGGAGGCAGGCCAGGCATGTCCGTCGGGTAGCGGGTCCGCAGGCGGATCAGCACCTCGCCGTCGCGTAGCCACGTGCGGACAGCGAGGGCGATCGCGCCAGAGTAGCCGATCCGCGCACCGGAGACGCAGGCTCGGCCCCAGGCAGTCCAGAGGTCGTAGAGGGCCGCTGGCGCACCGTCCACGGTCGGACGGATGCCTGTGCCGACCAGAGCATCGACCATCGCGTCGAGGATGCGGCGGCCGTAGGGTCTGTTGCGCTCCAGGTCCCTGGCGCGGGCTCGTAGAGTATCCAGATCGTGAGCGATCTCGCGGTGTGGCGTGGCGGTGCTGGCGCGCCAGTAGGCGGCCCAGTCGGCCTGGGCAGCGTCGTAGCGACGCCTGCTGACGCGCTGCACCTGCACCTCTCGGCGCCGACCAAACCACGTCAGCAGGCCCATCTGTCACCCCCGGAAACGGATGACTCCCGCCTTGACGCGCCGCCCCGCCGCAGCAGCCTCCTCGGCGCGCAGGCGCTCCAGCTCGGCACGCAGATCGGCCATCGAGGCGTAGGTCACCGACCTGCCATCGGAGTAGCGCACCTGCACCACCCCTGCCGCCAGGGCAGCCTCCAGGGCAGCGATGCGCTCGGCGCGGGTCATGCCCCACCTCCAGCCTGACTGTATCGGAACGGAACAAGCGTGTCAAATCGAAACAGTTGAACTACAGGCGACCCCTGCCAGTGAGCCAGCCACCACCAGCGGACGATTGACGGCGCGGTGCTGGTCGAGGCTTGCCGACCTGCGGGTCCGGCTGGGCCTGCTGTGGCACCGGTGCGGCGGGCTCGTCAGGCGACAGGTAGTGAGGGCGGTCACGCAGAACAGCATGAGCGGCGGCGATGGCGTAGATCAGGCAGTCGAGGGCCTCCTGGCGCGACCCCGGCTTGGGGCGCCAGGCCCAGACCTGCCGACCACGCTGCGTCACCTTGACGCGGCGCTCCGAGGCCACCTGCGCGGGCCAGTCGGGGTGCTGCTGTAGCAGATCCAGCGGGACGTGCAGGTAGCGGGGGCCTGGCACGGTGACGAGGAGGACCTGATACAGCCAGTCCTTGGCCGCGTCCGTGCCGACCCAGTGGTAGCGCAGGGCTGCCGACGAGTAGCGGCGCGTGACCTTGGCTCTGGGATTCCAGATCGGCTTCCCGGCGCCGGAAACTCCACGGATAGCCATGATCCCGGACCGGCGACGGGCGTAGTCGATGACGCGGGACGTCAGGTAGCCAGCGTCGACGGCACAGAGTGCCACACCGAGGGTCCGGCCGTCGGAGGTCTCCCAGCGGGTCGCCAGGATGCGATCGAGGTCTCCCCAGGTGCGATCGTCGAGGGGGTCGGACCTGAGGATCGCATGGCGCAGCACCCACATCTCCCAGCCTGGGCCGATGCCGAGGATGGTCGCCTCCAGGCGGTCCTCCTGGACGTCCACGCCGCAGGTGATGAGACGGATCGCCGACGGCAGGCGGTCGCCCCACCGCTCACCACGCCCAGCCAGCGTCCCGGGGTCGGTCTGGTCGCCCCGATCCTCCCATGTCTCGGCCAGGCGGGTGTTGAGATAGACCCTCAGATCCCGCTGGTCGCCGCGGCGCAGGCCAGCGGAGACCTGATCCCACTCAGCGGCCAGCTGCGCCCAGGACAACCAGCCCAGTGGGGCGTAGAGGGCCGAGAGGTGGTAGGAGGTCACGGACCGATCGGAGGCCTGCCCTGTAGGCTGCCAGCGGCCAGCGGCGAGCATGGCAGGCTTGTGCCGCTCCTCGATGAGCCTGCCGCACCCGGCGCACAGGTAGGCCGCCGTCTCGGGGCTGCCGGGCTCCCAGACCAGGCGGTAGCGGCCACCGTCAGGATCGCGCCAGTCCAGAGGCTGCTCGTGGCCGCAGTGGGGGCACGGGACCAGGTAGCGGCGACGGTCACCACGGCGATACCAGGCGTCGATCTGCGACTGCCCCGCCACCGACGGCGAGGAGACCGCCAGCACCTTGCGCGATCGACCGTAGGTGGTCGTCCGACCGAGGGCGAGGCGCACGGTGTCACCCAGCGTGGCCGCGGCGTGGTCGTCGAGCTCGTCGAGGATGGCATACCGCGCCTGCATCGATGTCAGGCCGCTCACCGTCTGCGCCCCTGACCAGCGCGTGTAGCCGCCAGGGTAGGCCTTCAGCTGCGTGGTGTTGCCCTTCTCCCGCGATCTCCCAGGAGGCACCAGCGCCAGGAGATCCGGCGTCGCGAGGATCACGGGCTCGACGCGATATTTCGCCAACTCCTCGGCCTTCGCGTCGGTGTCTGTTACCCACAAACACGGCGCCGGAGCGGTGCGGACCCAC